TTAACATGAGTCCTTGTTGCTCATAAGAATCGCCACCAGGCCATTTATCCAAATGAAAACAGACGGACCTGTACATAAGTGCAAGTCCGTCTTTTGTTATGTCTATAGTTATATAATCTTCGTTAGAATCAGTATCCACCGCCGTAACCTGGTGAAGGACTTGGAGTTGGAGAAGGTGTAGGACTTGGTGTTGGAGTTGATGATGCTGCAGCTGCGGTCGTAGCAACTGTACCAGTATTTGTTGTTACTGAGATTACAGCAATTCCAGCAGTCGCACCAGTTGTAGATGATGTACTACCATAGTCAAAAGAGGTAACTACATCAGTATTAGAACTACGGGCATTGCTGCCGTATATGATACCTTTTTTATCTAAGAATAGTTGAGCAACACTTAAAGTAGTCTTTTTATTATTTTGAGCATCCATCTCTCTATTAGATTGATATTCAACAATATCTTCAAATTCTTCAATAATTAAATCAACAATTTGAGAGTTTGGAAGAAGAATTTGTCTTTTTAGTTCATTTTGATATTCTTCATGCTCATAGTTATTGACAGGGTAGATTGACGCCTCTTTAGACAAAGTAGTTCCATCGGGAAGAACTGCTCGGAAGGTCTCATTTACTTCAATCCCTTCTTTAACAAATACTATATCATTATACAGAACTTCATTAGTTTCCCAGTGGTGAAGTCCATCTGTGGAAGCATAATTATCGTCTACATAACTTTGCAACTTTGCGTTATTTTTTGGCCACTGTTCATATACATCAGTTATGTTATTTACTGTCAAGATAATCCAATCATTAAATACGTCTCCGCTAATATCAAGCGCAAGTGAAGCAGGAGTATCACTATCTCGGATTGAATAATTTTCAAAGAATGTAGTATATTTTTCTAAATCATCTCTGGAAATAGTTCTTCGAAAAATATTCTTGACAAGACGATACTTGAAATTTTCTGAAGAAGTAATTCCTTCAGCAACGTATATATCTGGTAATTTGCTAAAATATGCCATTAGAATCCGTTCTCGATATCTGCTAAAGAAATGATTGATGTTTCAATAAATTGAAGCGTTAATGTAAGTGATGGAACTGCTATTTGAGCAAAAGGGTCGCGACCACTTCGACCCCTGATAGACTTAAAAGCGGTATATGAACCATCAGGTGCATAGTTAACACTGATATTGGAGCAAACCGAGTCTTTGATTTTATGATGAATATCTATACCACCTTGAGAAAACTCTCCAGTTGGCGATAGTCTCTTATATTTAATTTCAAATTTATCAGGGACTTCAAAAAATCTACTTCCTCTTGCTGTATTACTAGAACTAGATTGAGAGAGTTCTCTTCCAAAATCTCCATTTTCAACATCTTTAGTGACATTTCCAATGTCAGCCTTGAAACCACCCGAACCGCTAATTTTAGGAACTGCACCAAGTTTCATCCATTTAACAATTTCTTGAATTTCTTGTGCTTCCTCAAAACTACGAGCAAACAACTTGAAGTTGAAGTTGTGAGTTCGGAACGCCATATTTTTGAAGATTTGCTCTTGAAATGGATTGAATACCTTTCCTTTAGTAAGAGCTTGCAAAGAGTTGGCATCAAGATTGCCCGCCAATCCCAACATTTGTCCTAAATTATTCGCTGCACCTGCAATAGCACTTGCAGCGAATTCACCTTTAGAGTTTGCTGCAAATGTTTGTGCAACATTAACAATTTTATCTAAGTCTTGACCTCCACCGATGAGACCAGCAGCAGCAACACCAGCAACTCCTAAGTCAACTTGATTATACTGGGGGGTGTATGTTGTTTGAAGTTGATTGGGGATTGCCAAATATACCTTATTATCAGCATATAACTGATTTACCTTATTATTAGGTAGATTAAGTCCAAAGTATCCAGTTGATGTATCTTTATAATTAATTTGATATCTACGGAAAGAAATATAGTCAATAAACCGTGTAGGCGAATCGACATCATCAGCGCCAGAGGTTTCATTTACTGGCGGTTTTATTGGATATCTTAGGATTTTGCGTTCTGCCAAAATTATACCTAAATACTATGTGACCTCTATGTATTTATGAGATATCAAGGTAAGTATCGTGTTTCCTTTCCGAGGAAGTATAAGGGCGATTCTAGTAATGTAATTTATCGCTCTTCTTGGGAGTATAAATTTATGAAATGGTGTGATACAACACCATCCGTCTTAGAGTGGGGTAGTGAAGAAATTATTGTCCCATATACTTCTCCAGTTGATGGTAGAAGACATAGATATTTTCCAGATTTTTATGTTAAAATCAAAAACAAAAAATATCTGGTTGAAGTAAAACCTTTTAAACAAACTAAAGAACCCAAAACTCAAAAAAGACATACAAAAAGGTATATTAATGAAGTTGTGACATATGCTGTAAACCAAGCAAAATGGAAAGCAGCAACTGAATTTTGTATGGATCAGGGTTGGGAATTTATGCTAATTACAGAAAAAGAACTTAAGGTCTAATGACAATTCCAAATAAAGAATCTGCCCAATACAATTCACTACAGGATTTTATTGGATTTTTCAAGGAGAAAAATAACGCTCCTTCCTTTACAAATCTATTTTCTGTGCATTTTGCCACTACTCCAATGTTGGCGGGAGGTGCATATACAAATTCTAGTAAATATGACTCTCAGAGAGGAGATTTAAGAAATTTACTAAACTATTATGCTGACAATGTAAATCTTCCTAGCAAACAAGTTACCACAGGAACATATAACCAGTTAGGGTCTGCTATCAGATATGCAACGGGTTCTACATTCAGTCAGATTAGTATCACATTTAGAGTTCCTCGTTCTGGAGAAACTAGAGCGTTTTTTGAACGTTGGATTTCTTTAATGGCTAATGATGCTAGTCAGTATACAGATTACTATAACTTTTATACATGCCCAACTTTAAGAATTTATAAGTGGGAACGCGGTGGTGGAGATAATGCAATTTCTAAGAGAGAGATGCTGAGAGCGATTAGAGACTCTAGAATTACCAGAAGAACCGCACTGACACCAAAACTTGACCAGTTGACTGGGGTGTATGAACTTAGAAATGTCTTCCCTTTCAATATTAGTTCTATTCAATTAGATAATAGTCAGAATAAATTAATGACCATGACAGTTCAGTTTTACTATGAGAGATATAGATTTTATCAAGATTCTAACTTAAGTATTGCTCAATCTAGATTCTCAGTTCCTGCTCCAAGTGATAATAATACCGACCCAGGAACTGACCCTGCAGTACAGGAACAACTGTATAGTGGGTTCAATAGCAGTCTTAACCTAACTGCCTAAATAAAATTACTGAATTGAATTTTTATGGACTATGGCATTACCTAAGTTAAATGTACCTCGTTATAAGACGAATCTACCCTCGTCAAACAAAGTTGTAAATTATAGACCTTTTTTGGTCAAAGAAGAAAAACTTCTTCTGATTGCAACTGAAACTGGTGAGCAATCTGAGTTAGTTGATGCAATCAGAAAAATTATTACTGATTGCACAGATATCAAAGATGTGAATTCACTAACGACATTTGATATTGAATTTATTTTTCTAAAGATTCGTACAAAATCGGTTGGTGAAAATGTAAATGTGACTATTACATGTAATGATGATGGTGAAACTGAAGTTGATGTTGAGATTCCTTTAGAGGAAATCCAAGTGGTAAAAACTAAAGGACATAAGACAACACTCAAATTATCTGATGAAGTTGCGGTTACAATGGGATATCCTTCTATTGAAACTTTCGTCGCGATGAATTTTGATGATAGTTCTAGTCAGGTTGACCAAGTTTTTAATTTGGCAGCAACTTGTGTAAAAACAATTTCTGATGCTGAACAAGTTTATGATTGTGCCGATAACACGAAAGAGGAATTGGTAGAATTTTTTGAGCAGTTGAGTACTAAACAGTTCTTAATGATTCAAGAATTTTTTGAGACCATGCCTAAACTTTCTCATACTATTAATGTAACCAATCCAAATACTGGTGTTGATAACGAAATTGTTCTTGAGGGATTAGCGAGTTTTTTCGGGTAGTTCTCCTTCACACCAATCTTCGCTCTTATTATGAAGGAAATTTTGCATTAATGCACCATCATAAATGGAACATTGAATACATAGACAATCTGATGCCATGGGAAAAGGAAATCTATGTAAATATGTTGACTAATTTCCTAAAAGAAGAAGAAAAACGCATGAAGGAGCAGCAAGCAGCAAGTGGCTAAAATTACCGCCTATAAATTTGTAAATCCAGGGTTATCAACAGATAGTTCGATATCTACTGCTGCTGGAAAATCAACACTTGCTATTAATAGGTTAGGGGTAACTGTACAGAGTGTTTCCAACACTATAGCAGATATTGCAACTGTTTCTGTATTAAGGGAAAAATTAGCAGCAAAACAGGGTGTTTTAGATAAAAGACGAGAGAGATTAAAAAAAGACCAAGGAGCAGAAGATGCCGAAGAGAGTAAATATACTAAAAAACAGCAAAGAGAAGATAGAAATTTTCTAAAAAAAGCAATCAAAGGGAAAAAGGGTCTTTTTGGATTTCTAGAAAATTTTTTAGGCCCGATGGGCGAATTTTTATTAAGTATTGGTGCATTTGCTCTTACAAAAACGGCATTAGATTATTTTGCAGATGAAGAAAATTCAGTAAAGATTAAAACTTTCTTAGAAAGGTCTAAATTTGTATTTGATAAGATATCAGAGTTCTCTGGTCAAATCACATCTAAAGTCTCAGATGGACTAGATTTCATCTTTGGTAAAGAGACTACAATTGAACAAAGATTAGAAGCATTTGGTAAAATTGCTCTAGCAATTGGCGGAATGGGTGCCATTCTACTTGCTGCTAATGCACTTCCTTTTGGTAGAGATAGAGACTTAAATAGAAATAGGAATGGAAACAATAATACCAGGAATGCCCAAAGAGGGACGAATGCATTCCAGTCTGGGGCAAGAAGTTTTTCCAGACCTGCTGGTTTCATGCCAAGAAGCGATGCTGCAGGAAATCAAATTGCTGGAAGAGGAAGTCAATATAGACAAAATCTCAACAGAATTGTCCAACCTGGACAACTGACATCAGGTCTAACACAACCTGCCAGACCAAGTAGAATGGCAGGATTTAGGGCAAATCTTCAAACTGGTACTGCTAACGTTCCACTGTCTCCTGGTCTTCAGAGAGCAGCATTTAAAGCAGGTCCACAAGCAGCAAAAATTGCTAGAGCATCTTCAGCAGCAGCGAAGAATGCCATGGGTAGAATACCATTTATTGGTGCTCTCATCGCTGGTATCTACACATATTTTGAAGATACTGATCCACTAGATGGGAAACCTGATAGAAACTTAAGTAAAGCATTGTTTGTAGCAGGTGGTACTGCTCTTGGTGGATTACTTGGTAGTTTTATTCCCATTCCTATTCTTGGTACTGCTCTCGGTGCTATCCTTGGTGAATATGTTGGTGAACTCATGTACATCCTCATCAAAGGGGATGGTCCTGGTGCAGTTGGAGCTAAGTTAAAGAAAGATATTCAAAAACTTTTTGAAGCAGGAAAATTATTTGTTGGTTGGGCAGGAGATGGATTTAATAGATTATTAGATGGATTTCCAAAGATGAATATCTTTGGACAGAAAGTTCCTGATCCCTTCTTCATGATTAATCCTATGAATATGCTGGATAAAGCAAAACTCATAGGAAAAGCATTCTTCTCTAGAGATACTATGAATCTCGATGATAAGAAAGTTGGCGAAAAAGTAACTATTGACGGTCAAGAAAAGTATTTTGCTGGTGATGATTATGGATTCCAATCACTAGAAGCATATAATAAACTAGTCAAAGATGGTATTCTTCCACATCCTGCTGGCGAAGCACCTCCAATGGGTAAATCTAGTGGTGGTCTTGTACAACCTCAGCAGATGTTCCTTGGTGGCGTAGTAAAAGGTATTGGTAATGCCATCAAAGGAGTTACAGGTGGGATTGGTAAGGCAGTTGGTAGTGTTGTTAATAATCCTATAGTGAGAGGTGTTGCATCATTCATTCCTGGTGCAGGACCTATTATGGCAGGAATTGGTATGGCATCTAACATCATGCAAGGCAATTTCAATATGGGTGATATTTTAGGTGCTGCAGGTAGTTTTATCCCTGGGTTTGGTGCTGCTATGAGCAGTCCTCTTGGACAGATTGGGCAAAGTCTTCTCAGTGGCAATATGGGTGGTGCTCTTAACCAGGGTATAAATTTAGCTGTAACTTCCTTAGGAATTCCTTCAGGAATTAGTGGTATTGCTAAGGCAGCAATCACTGGTGGTGATATGACTCAGGGTATTGCCGAAACTGCAGCGCAGGTTGGTGTTGACCCCAAAATTATTGGAGCGGTCAAAACAACTAGTAATGCATTAGGTACAGGAGGATTGTCAGAGAGGTATATCATGCAAGAGGCAGTCGAATTCCTACCAATTCCAGTCATTATGAAAGAATTGCAACTATTACCTCAAGCAGTACCAATAAATACTTCGGGTAATACTGAAGTATCTGGTGGACCTTCTAGCTTAACGCAGAGGATGCAATAATGGCAACTGTAACAAAATCTAGCAAAATTAACTTTTACAAGTTTGTTCAAGTTAAAGAACCATCTGGAGTAAAAAAAGAGGTTGAGATAACTAAATCTCTTAATAATAACACAAGAGCAATTAATAATCTAGGTTTAACTGTCAATTCATTAGGCAAGGTATTGACAGACCTCAAAAAAATTGCTATAATCGACCTTGAGAGGGAGCAAAAGAACACAAAGAACTTTAAGGCTGTATTTGCTAGTGAAAAAGCAAAAAAGAAAACTGGTTCATTTTTAGGTAACCTTGGAGCAAATAAAGTTACTGGTTTCTTAGAAAATCTTTTAGGTTTTCTAGGCAATATGTTCAAGTTTTATATTGGATATAAAGTTTTAGATTGGATTTCAAAACCAGAAAATAGAGAGAATGTTAAAACTATTATTGGTGGTATTATAAAATTTGGCGAATTTTTGTTCAAATGGGCAGAATTTGGAATTTCAAATACCATTGATGGTTTATATGAATTGTTTAGTGGAGAAACTACTTGGTGGGAAAAAACTTTAGGATTTGGTAAAGCAATTCTTGGTATAGGTACAATTTTATTAGGTATTAGGTATCTTACTAATCCTCTTAAAATTATTAAGGATATTGGTACTAGTATCAAACTGCTGATTGCATTCACAAAGGGTAAAGGTGCTCTTGGTTTGCTTGGTAAGGTTGGTCTTGGTGCTGGTGCTCTCTGGTTACTTTCTGAGGGCGTTGCAACCCGTCCTGCTGGTGGTTCGTTGATTGGTAGTATGGATGCTGAAGGTAGAACTATAGGTGAAGAAGGATATGATGCATCCACTAAAGGTAAACCAACAAGAGCAACCTTAGAAGCAAGAGGATTACTAGAAGATGCAAAAGCGCAGGGATATGTCCCAGAACGTGCTGCTGGTGGTTGGATTGATGGTCCTCAGTCTGGTTATCCTGTATCTTTAGATGGTGGCAGGAGCACATCATTCATCGGTCATGGTAAAGAGTATGTTGCTCGTAAAGCAGGTGGTGGAGCATTTGTTGTTCCATTCAATACTTCTGCGACTAAGAGAATGCCTGGACTTACCGATAAGAGAATTGGTGAGGCACAGAAGGCAGGATTTAAATTACCTGGATTTGCAGCTGGTGGTAATTTAAATAAGCAAATTTACATGCATTGGACTGCTAGTAGATATAATTGGAAAAATGGACCATATCATACTACGGTTCAGGGTGATGGGTCTTTACATAAGCATAAAAAATATAATCAATATACTGGTCATACCTGGCGCAGAAATACAGGAAACGTAGGTATTTCTGTTGCGGCAATGAAAGACTATAACTGGGATCAATATAGTCCAAAGAAAAAACAACTTGAGTCGATGACTGCTGAAGCAGCAACTGTTGCTAAGGGTTGGGGATGGAAACCAAGTGATGTAAATATTAAACGTGTTATGACGCACGCAGAAGCAGCGTCAAACAAAGATGGTAGGAAACCAACTCCTAATTATGGACCTACATGGTGGGGGGGTACGGGCGAACGCTCTGACTTACACAAACTTAAGAAAAGCGATCCTGATGGCGGCGGTGGTGATAAACTCCGTCAGATGATGAAGAAGTATATGGGAATGGCAAATCCTCCTGTATTAAACGAATCGGGTCCTGGTGCTGGTGGTGCTGGCGCAGGCAATCAAATGAATAGTGCTGAATATAATTTATTACAAAGACTTGTTTTGGCAGAATCGAGTGGTGAAGGTGAATTAGGTATGGCATTAGTTGCTAGGTCGGTTCTAAACAGAGCGGGTCTGGTTCAATCGGGTATTGTCGGACCTGGAATATTCATGTCCGAAAGTGGTAGTATTAATGATATTATCTATGGGGCAGGTCCACAGTATTCACCTACTAAAGACGGTTCCCTTAATCGACAAAGGTCTGAGGGGGATATGGCAAAGGCGAAAAAAGCAATTGAGATGGCAAGAAATCCTGCAAATCTTAGGGGTAGACTTGAGGCACAGGGTAATATATCTCCTGAACAAATTAACTACTTGATGGCATCAACTGGATTTAGAAATTATGATTCTGCTCGCATAGATTCCTCCCAACAGGTTAATGAGGTTAAGTTTGGCAATCATACATTCAATACTGCAAGTAACCCTGGATTAAAAACTCCAAGCTCTGAAATTAATTCTGATGGAGGAACTGGTGGTGGTCCTCCTGGTAGTGGAAGTGATAGTATTGATAGGAATAGTAGTTTCAATATGGATAAACCTAATATAATTGGTAGTTTGACGGGTGCTACTTCTACTAGAGGTCAAACTTCAATGGGAGATTTAAGTCAGTCGGGTACTGGTGTTCGTGCTGGTCAAAGATTGGACGGTAGTAGTGTTAGAGGTAGTGGTGGAGGTTCTTCTCAACAGATGCAAGCAGCAACTCAACAACGTAATGATGCAAAACAACGTATTTTACAATTTGCTCAAGAAGGCGTTCAGTTAGCAGTTTTACAAGTTACTAACAATAATACTGCTGCATCCCAAGCAGCAGGGCAAGCGATGCAAGTTGTTCAAACAATGGCACAAAATTCATCTCAGGGTGCTCCTGTTATGGCGGGCACTGGTGGTGGTATAATTAAAACTACAGCTTCAATATTGAACTCTTTCAATAATCCACTTAAAGGTATTTTCAAATGACATTAAACAGAGCAGAATCTGGGGAAGTATCTACAAAAGTTACTGTTTTCCGTAATGGTGAACTGGTAACTAATCAGCAGGGTGCTGCTGATTTATCAGAATTTATTAGAGGCATTGAAGTCTTTGAAAGTATTACTTCTGCAACACTGGAAGCAAGATTAGTTATTCAAGATAATGCTGGACTTATTAATAGTTTTACTGGATCTGAATTATTTAAGATTGTAATTCAGGGTAGTGTCTACGATAGTGTTTATTATATGAGATCATACAATATTGAATCTCGTTCTAGAACAGGGCAGAGTAGCGAAATTTATATCATCAATCTTGCATCGGACGAATATATTAAAAATGAAGTAACGAATGTATTTGGTAATACTGAGGTTATCTTTAATAAGAATGTAAAACCAAAAAATATAATAGAAACTCTTATAAAAACTACTGCTTTTATTGGTTCTAAAAAGAAAGTATTCGTTGAAGATACATTAAATAATCACAAGTTTATAGTTCCAAATTGGAGACCTTTTGATTGTATCTATTGGATGTGTAATCGTTCTATTAGAAAAAACTCTCCTGGAAAAAACTTGCAAAGCGGGTATGTATTTTTTGAAAATAAGTTAGGTTATCATTTTAAATCAATTGATGGACTGATTGATGATGTTAATTCTCAAACTGCAGATTCAAGAACAAATCCAACTCAAGGGAAAGCACGAATGTACAGATATGAATATAGTCCCAAGAGTTCAAGAGACAATCAATCTATGGACCAATTTAAAATTGAAAACATTTCTTTCCCTGAAGAGAGAAACTTTTTGATGGGATTGCGTCATGGTACTTGGTCTGGATTCAGCATAGGACTTGACCCTGTTACAATCTCTACATCCAAGATGGGAGCAAGTACTGACTTATCAGCGGATGCATATCGATACAATATTAAAGATATTTGGAAAAAAATGTCACACTTAAAAGGTGGCAAAGATAAAAATCCAATCTCTAATATGGACACTCAAATACAAGATATGATTGACTTTCCAAAAAGAGTACGTTATACTATCATGCCAAATCAAATCTTTGATGAAAAAAATACTAATAACCCTCAAGCAAACTATGAGTCATTAGTAGAATTACAGGCATATCAATGGATGAGAATTCAAGCAGTTAAAAATATTAAACTGCAAATCGTTATTCCTGGAAATCTAGATTTGTACGCTGGTTATGGTATTGAAGTGGATATTCCAACTACACAACGTTCTGGTTCCACAACAAAACTAGATAGGAGATATAGCGGCAGATACCTAATTGCTGGTGTAACTCACAAAATCGTCAACAATAATATGGCAACGGAGTTGCTTTTATTGAAAGATGCTATAGACTAATAAATAACCCAATAATTCCAAAAACAACATGGACAGTATCGAACAGCATATTGAAAAGGACAAAGAAATCCTTGACAATCCTATGATCTCACCCAATCAACGTCGCCATATTGAAGGTGAGTTGCACGAATTGGAAGATTATGCAGAGCATCATAAGAAAGAAATTGAAGAAGGTGACCACCATGATCCTACATATCTAGAATTATTCTGTGATTCAAATCCGTCAGAACCAGAGTGTTTGGTATATGAGGATTGATTAATCATGAACCTTGATAGTTATCTACTTGGTCATTGGACAAACAAATATCAGGCACAATCAGACCCTACAAATTGGGTATCTGTAGAGATTCTTTGGAAACCTCACGAAGACGGATTTCAGTCAACAAATTACAAACGTTGCGAAGGTCCTGAGTTTCCATATAGAAGGAAGAATCATAAATTTGTTGAATTATCAGATGTCGAAGTTCTTGTTCAAAATTACCATTTAGACTGGACAAGACACGAAGACTGTGATATACTATTTACATTCGATAGCGAAGCATGGCACGGGCAACTTGCTGGTGATAATTGCACTGGTTATCGAGGAGATAAAGTTATCTCTGAAATTCATGCCTACGGTGACAAACTACATACATGTGATCGCGGTATTGATTTAAAAACAGGTGAAATGGTATGGGGCAGTACCGAATTGTATCGTTTCACCCGTATGCCTCCGTAGCTCAGCGGTAGAGCAGGGCTTTTGTAAAGCTCAGGTCGCAAGTTCAAATCTTGTCAGAGGCTTTAGGAACTTGAGACGTTCCAACCAAAGGTGCCACTAATACTTAGTGGAATTAACCCCCTTTGGATGTTCA